CCGAGTTGTGAGCGGTTTGCACTCAACAAATAACAAAACTATTGCAACTAAGCATAAGATTCAACCTGCTAAAAAGAAAACTAAAGGTACTGTAACCCCTAGTAAGAAATTTTTAAAGAAATGACAAAGAACCCACACAGTAAAACCTCACAAAAAGCAAAATTTGTAAAACATTTGCCTTTTGAAGTAGCTAAAACCGTGTCAGAAGCAAAATTTATTGCTGAAGACTTGGCAGAAGCTAACCGATACAACTATAGAGGTGTTGCTCTATTAATGGGAGACGCTAACGTAAATGTTGGAGAGTCTATATATCTAGACAACCTAGATCAAAATATGTCTGGGTACTGGACCGTTATAGCAATTAGTCACCTATTTGGTAGTGGAAACTACACCTATCAAATGGAAGTACTAGTTGGAGCAGACTCTTTAGGAAACGCTGACCCTAGTATTGGAAAAAATCCAGGAAAAAGAGATTTTGAAGCTGAGCTATCAAATCAATCTTTAAAGCCAAAAGGCTCTAAACTAAACAACTACGCTATTGGGGTAAATAACGGAAAAATAGATGTTGGTCTAAAAAAGACTAAGTCTGCTAAAAACATACCCGGCCCTGCGGCTAGACCCCTTGCAACGTCGTATACTCCAAACATCTACAAAAACGATAAACCAGATTTTTCACAGGTGGCTAGACAAGTAACTTGGAGAGCTAAATGACAACCGATGACATTAACCAAGAGACCTACATGCAAGATCCTCAGGGTCGAACACGATTCTACGGAATCTATGAGGGCATTGTTAAAGAGATTAACGACCCTTTAAAAAAGGGAAGAATTAAAGTTCAGGTTACTGTTACTGGACAAGAGGTTAGCGGATGGGCCAGAGCAGTACTGCCTATTACCCATAACGCAAACCATCCTGATCATCAAGAGCATACTGCTGCTCAAATTGCGGCGCTCTTAACTACTACCTCAACCTCTATAACAGATTCTAGAGGAGACTCAGCGACTGTTCCCGCGTTGACCGTGGTAGCAAAAGGAGGGGCTGGTACCCTTAAACACCCCCATAAAATTGTGGTAAACGCCATAAAAAAGTGGAATGGGTCGGACGCCAAAACAGCAATGTTTAACGACGCAACCAACACGGATGAACACACCCCACACCGGTATGTGCCTAATAAAGGTCAACGTGTGTGGATTATGTTTGTAGCCGGGTTACTTGAAGAACCAGTATGGATAGGAGTGCAAGAATGAAAGCAATATCGTTTCCCTTCACCTTAGACCCATTTGGTAAAACAGCTAGCACAACCGACCAAAGAAAAATTTATCAAGATAGAGTTTTAACCCTGCTATCTACAGCTATAGGTGAGCGTCCTATGCGCCCAACTTACGGAACAAATATTGCTACCGCAATGTTTGAAAACCAGGGGAACGTAGAAAAAGCCATTAATGACGCAATTCGTTCAGCAATTTCTAAGTGGATTCCAGAACTAACTGTAAACAACATTTTTTTAAAAGGATTTTTGGATACCGGGGCAGTAACAGTTGAGCTTAATGTGAGCTTACCAGATTTTATTGAAGACAACATTACTGTGGTAACTACCACACTAAATCCAGACGCGACTACCACGAGGTGATGAAAAATGGCTAATGAAGTACCTTCCCAGATAGACTATACCTCTAGAGACTACCAAGCTTTGTTAGAAGACCTAACAAGCCTGGTAAATGTTAGAACAAACTACGCGTGGACTGCTGATGACCCAAGCGACTTAGGAACTATTCTTTTAGAATCTTTTGCTTACATGGGGGACATTCAATCTTATTACATTGACCGCGTAGCTAATGAGCTGACTCTTGATACAGCCGCACGTAGAAAAACACTAGTAGATATAGGAAAGTTGTACGGCTACAGAGTTTCAGGCCCTACCCCAGCACGTCTTAACGTTGTTTTTGAAAACATAAGTGATGAAGCAATCGACATTCCAGTAGGAACTCAAGTATTAGCTACATTGCTTTATGGAGATTTTACAGAAGTATATTTTGAAACAACGGCTAGTGCAACTCAGTTAGCTCCTGGAGACACAGTTACTCTTGCTTGTCAAGAAGGAAAAACCGTAAACACAGATCGTCCTGACTTAATTAGCCCTACTACAAATAAACCACTGCCAGTAAACCTAGGCGTTTCTGATGGAACAGCTCAACAAATTGTAGAACTGATCGACACTAATGTTGTAGACGATTCTATAGTTGTTTATGTTGGACAGGGTGTGGCGTTTACTCCATGGAGTTATGTAGAGTCCTTGACTGAGGCTGGACCAAACCAACTTGTATTTACTACAAATGTAGACGCAGACGGAAACGTTTCTTTAGAGTTTGGTGATGGCATCAATGGTGCTATTCCTCCAGCAAACCAAGTAATCAGCGCCCTGTACCGAATTAGTGCTGGTGCAGCCGGTAACTTAAACTCCGGAACTGTTGAAGAAGTTACTTTTATTCCAGGAAATATTCTTCCAGAAGCAATTGGGTACCTAGCTGTTTCTAACCCATCGGCTGCTTTTGGTGGGGCGGATGGAGATGACAACGATCAAATCCGCGCTAAAGTAAAAAATGCAATTACTACTCGTCGTAGAGCAGTAACACTGTCAGATTACGCAGCTCTAGCTTCTCAAGTTTCAGGCGTAGGTAGAACAAAATCTGTTGCTGGAGTCTATAGCTCAGTAACCCTATATCTACAGACACAAAATGATGACTCTGTAACTCCGGGCATAGTTAGTGGATCTGCAACATCTTCTTGGACAGCACTATCCTCAAGAGTATCTTCGTACCTTTTAGATAAAATTCCTGTGGGTACAACTGTTACAGTTCAACCCCCAACATACGTAGATTTTTACGTAACTTTAACAGTCGTAGCAAATCCTGCGTTTAATAACGCAGACATTGAACAAGAAATTAGAGACGTATTTCTAAACCCTGGTGGGTTGTTTGCATACGAAAGCGTTGACTTTGGTCAGTTAGTGGCGTACTCAGCCGTTATGTCTAAAGCTGCTTTAGTACCGGGTGTTCAATCAATCATCATAAATAAATTAAATACCGATAACTCCAGCAGTGCTTCCACAGCTGGTGTACAGCTGACCTCTGGTCAGATCCCAGTATTACAGACTACTAACCTAATTATTAACGTTAGCGGTGGTTTGTCATGACAGTAATTGTAAAATCTTAGAGAATAAACCAAGAGAATAGAATAGGTGAGAAATGGTTGCTCAGTATCCTTCAGCAATTAGGTCGTTTACCCCAAAGGTAGACCTCGTAGACACAGTTTTTGCTGACCACGTAAACGTCCTTCAAGACGAGACACGTGCTTTACAGGTAACCCTGGGAACTACTCTTCTTGCGTCAACTAACTATTCTGGTATTTTTAGTCAAACCTCAACTTGGGCAAGCTTGTCTGCCCGCCTAGCTAATATTGAAGCTGGACTAGTTGGAGGAGTTACCGGATCTCCTTACTTTAAGAAAAGTGGAGATTCTATTACCCCAACCTCTGGAACAGTTGGGTTAGCCCTTAAAACTGCAGCGGGTGCTTCTAACTTAATTGAAACTAGAAACGCAGCAAACACTCTTAATTTTCGTGTTGATTTTGATGGCCTTCCAAAAGTTGGTAATAACGACGTTCTATACGTTGGTGGTTCGGCGTACAATTCTCTAACAACAGTACTAACAGCTATTGAAACAATCGCAAAGGGAAACAGATTTAATCCGTTCTTATTAGCTGGCATGTAACTTAACAGGAGCAAAATATGGCAAAGTATGCATTTGGGATTTATGGTAATCCCAGTTTTAAGTATGGTCAAAGCGATGCTGACCGCCTTTACTACTCCTCCCAACTTACTGCCTGGGCGTACGACTACGGAGTTATTTCTTTACGTTGGAAGTCTGTAACGGCTGATCCGGCTGCAGTTGCTCTTGGAGAACAGCTAACTCATTGGCGCCTAACAAAAAACTTTACTGGTACTCCAGACGGGGCGTACTCAGGAGAGGCTATTGCTTTTGATACAACAGGAACTTTTTTAACTAACTACCTTGATACTTCGTCAGACCTGTCAGATGAAAATAGAGAAGTAACGTATACGCTATGGATTTTTAGTAGCTTATCTGGGTGGATAAATTGCGGAACAGCAAAAGTAAACACCATTATTGAAAATAAAACTCAAACGTACTTTAAAAATTGGCTGCCTGCTGCTTGGTTAAACGAAGAAGACGGTGTAGGGGATGCAGTTGGAGACTACAACGAAAATGAATTTACGTCTGTTTTAGACGCCTATGGCTTTGAATACGACAAGATAAAGGTACAAGCAGAGCTGCTATATAACTCTTTTGATGCGTATAAGATTCCATCTAACCTATTAAAGAATAAGATTACAGATCTTGGGTTTATTTATGAGCCTGCTTTGGGAGATACTTATCACCGTTCTTTGTAC